GAGCAGCAAGCACTCAACATGCAGGTCAAAGATACTCTTGGTATCGACAAGACAAAGAGTGGATTCCTTGTAGATAACTTCGAGACTCATCAAGTCGGTAACGTCAAGTCTCTAGACTATCTCTGTGCAGTAGATCCACAGCAATCAGTGCTTCGTCCTTCCACGAAAGAAGATAGTTTCAATCTAGAGGAAGTCAACACCAGAGACGACCAGAGAACTATCTCTGGATACCAGAACTCTAATGGTGTCATCACACTACCTTATACTAGCGTAGCTTATGCATCGAATGAATTTGCTACAAAGATTATCAATCCAAACCCATTTGTTGTTCTTCAGTATGTTGGTGATGCAGCACTGCTACCCAACATCGATCAGTGGTATGACACAACTGTTGCACCCCTAGTAACAGACAACAACACAAATCTGTTCAACATCTTCTTGGCAAAGAGTGATGTCAAGGCAGCGTTTGCCAGCATTTACAACTCTTTCGTAATCAACTGGGTTGGTGTTAACTCCTCGTTCTCCAACATTAACAGTTTCGGTGAAACTAATAGTGTTGGTGCAGAATCCACTGTAAATTCTGCTAGTGTAAGTAGTTCTTCTAATGTAAGTCCACAGAACAATGAGATCGCTAAAGGCGTTGGTTACAAGACTGTAAATGGCACCAATGTCGCGAATACTTTGAGGTTCTTCGCAAGATCAATTCCAGTCAAGTTTACTCTCAAGAGACTGAAGCCCAAGACTCAACTCTTTGTCTTCATGGATCAGAGAGATGTTAATCGTTGGGTCAATCCAGACTCCAGATTTACTGGTGTTGCTGGCAACTCACTAACTACATTCAACTCTCCTCTAACCACAGACGAGTATGGTAACGCTAGTGGTATCATTCTAATCCCAGCAGGTTATGCTCCTAGAATGAACACTTCCTGGACGGGTGATATCAACACTCTTCAATACGATGAGACATCCGAAGAACTGTATCTGTCAACAGGTATTAAGAACATCAGATTCACTTCTAGTGCTTCTGATGCTGACCGCGATGGTGTAGATAGCTATGCTGAAGTCAAGTATTATGCTACAGGTGTTCTTCCCGAGAATCCTGTTTCTATCATCTCTACTGCTCCTGCTGTCTTCAAGGCAAACGAAGGTGTTCAGTTGATTGATAGCAACACCGAGAACACTGCAAGACCTAATCCTCTGGCCCAGACATTCAAGGTAGACAACTACGAGGGTGGCATGTTTGCTACTGGCGTTGATCTGTTCTTCGCCAAGAAGAGCTCTACTATTCCTTTGAGAGTTTATTTAACCAATATTGAGAGTGAGAAACCCAGTAAGTATATTGTTCCTGGTTCTCAAGTTACTCTCTATCCAGATACATTCCTCAAGGTATTCTCTTCTGGTAACATCACCATTAAGGTTGGTGAGTTTGTAACTGGTGCTAGATCTCTCGCTTCTGGTCCTATTGCTAAAGTTATTGACAAAAACAACTTTGAAGTTGTTGCATCTAGTAATGGCGAGATCGAGATCACAAACGAGCAAGTATATACATTTGTTCTTTCTAACCACAATGGTTCTTCATTCTTTGCCAATGAAGATCTGACCCTCACGTCAGTAACCCAGTTCAACAACGCAAATAATGCAACTGTTGGCCTTAAGATTGCCAAAGACTCTGGTAGAGTTGCTTCTCTCGATGTTACTTCACTGGGATCTGGATACGAGGGTGCTACGATCACAATCGAGAGTCCTCAACTCCCTGGTGGTAGCAACGCTACTGGTTCTGCCAAGGTATCAAATGGTCAAGTTTACTTCGCTGAAGTAGCACTAGGCGGTAGAGGATATACCGAAGCACCATCTGTTGTTATCAGAGGATCTGGTAACGGTGCTACTGGTGCTGTAATCGAATCAAAACTGATTCTAGATGAACCAGCAGTCAGAATGGGAATCGCTTCTGATGACGGCGTAAGCATCGACTCCACGACTCCAACCAGATTCAATTTTGACTATCCTGTATATCTACAGAATGGTGTTGAGTATGCACTCAACATTGAGTGTGACGACACCGAGTATGAGATTTGGTCTTCGCGTCTAGGAGAGACTGACATCTCATCTGGTTTGGTTGTAAATGCTCAACCTCTTCTTGGTTCTGTATTTAAGTCCCAGAACACAGATAACTGGACCGAAGATCTGTTTGAAGATATCAAGTTCACTCTATACAGAGCAGAATTTGACATTTCACGTACAGCAGAACTTCAAATCAAGAACGAAGATCTTGGTTACGAGAAACTTGAATCGGATGCATTTGACACCTACGCTCTAGCAAACAGCACAGCAACGTCTGCTCTGTTCAAGAACAACAGCAATGTCGTCAAGGTATACCACAGAGACCATGGTTTTGAAACTGGTGGCGACTCCAAGGTATTCTTCCGTGGTGTAGATGACTTTGCTGGATATGACGAGATTGATATCGAGTCAACACTTTATACTGTTTCTAACTCTGGCATTGATAGTTATACTATCGTTGGTCCAGGAAGAGCGGCATCTACTGGCCGCGGCGGTGGAGATACAATTCTTGCTAGCTACAACAGAAAGTATGAGAAACTGTATGCACAGATTCCTTACCTACAAGTTACTGGAACCAAGATTGATAGTTTTGTAAGAACCACAGACATCATTCCTGTTGATTCTTCTACAACTAACTATGTGTCTTACAATGTCAATGACATGGAGACTACGTTCCTGAATCAAGAGCAATACTTCCTGAACCAAAAGGTTGTGTCTTCCAGAATCAATGAAGTAGTCAACGATATTGATCAGTCACTTCTGTATAAGATCAACCTATCTTCAACCTCATCACATCTGTCTCCTGTTATTGACTTGAGAACGGCATCTGTCAAGACAGTATCTAACCGTATCGACAATGCTTCTGGTTCAGAAGATAGATTCGGTAAGAGATATCAGAGCATTCAACTCTTCCCACTTTACAAGTTTACTATCACTGGTAACAATGATGGTCAAGGTGGCGATGATATTCTAGCAACAATCGGTCAGAACGTTGTTGGACAAGACTCGGGAGCAGAATCAGAAGTTCTCCGTGTAATCAATAACGAAGTCTTTGTCAAGATTAAGAACTCCTTGAAGTTCACTGTAGGCGAACAACTGTACTTCAGCACACAGTCTGATGTTGGTGGTGATTTCGAGAACTTTACTGTTACAGTTGGAAATGAAGGTGTGTTTGAGCAAGTTCCAAACTTCGTCACTGGTTCTACGGTAAATGCTATCAATCCTTCGGTTAGAAGTGAGAAGTATGAGAACAAAATTAGTGGTAAGGTTATCTCTTGGGATTCCAAGACCAAGATTCTTACTCTTGAGAACGATAAACAACCTATTAACAACAACTTTACTAGCGCAATCACTCTAGGTAGTGACTATGCTAGAGAAAGTCAGACAGCAAATCAAATTGCTGATATCTTTAGAGTTGGTGATTTGATCGACTACGAAGGTTCTTCTTTCGAGACCTCGCAGTTTGCAGAAATTAAGAGCATGGAATTTAGTCAAGGTGTTGACTATGTTCCTGAAACGGGATCTGTAAATACTTCTGGTACGGCCAAGTATGTCACCAAAGAAGTATTCATCAATACTCCTGCAGAATCTCTCAATGTTTATCTAACACTGAATGTAAGAGATGTAGAGAACGTCAAGGTTTACTATAAGATCAAACCAGCATCTTCACAGCAAAACTTTGACGACATCAACTGGGAATACTTCAATACCAATGGCAACCCAGATCAAGAAAACGAAATCGCAACAGCAGAGAATAGCATCTCTGGTCAGTTTGAGAAGCAGTCTTCTTATCAGGAGTTGAGATATACAGCAGAAGAACTTACCGAGTTCTCCTCGTTCGCTGTTAAGATTGTCATGAAGACTGATGATCCAGCATACGTACCCAAGATTCAAGATCTACGAGCAGTAGCATCATTCTGATATGCAAAGATACGTCAAAGTTGAAGGCCAAGAAGGATTTGTTAGAGACATGACTACAGGGGCAATCGTTAACACTGCCCCCAAGTCGTCTCGCAAATCCTTTTCTAATGAGTTCCGAAATGTAGTCAGCGAAATAAATACTTTGAAGGAAGAAATGTCCGAAATTAAGTCCCTACTCAAGCAGTTAATCAAATGACATTACGCAACGTACCAAATAGTTTTACGCTGGAACAGCAGCGTCAAGAGGTTAACTTAATTGCAGTGGACTTGGATTCTGCTGTAACTGGGACTCAAACATTTACTGGAGTCAAGACATTCTCCGATAACACAACATTTTCAAGTGATGTAACATTTGACGGCATTGCAACATTTAATACTAATGCTACTTTTGCCGACAGTACATTCCAAAGCACTGTAGCATTCGACGGCATTGCAACATTCAATAGCAGTCCTACTTTTTCCGATAATATAGTAGCAAACTTTGGTGATGATGCTGACCTAAAAATTTACTATGATGGTTCAGTAGGTGTCGAAACTTCTTTCATCGATTCTGATGCTTTACAGATTAGATCAGAATCTGATACTAGTGAATTGTATGCCACATTCTTGAAGGATGGTCCTGTTGAACTATACTATGATGGCACCAAGCAATTTGGGACTTCTGCTACTGGTGTATCAGTTTTAGGAGATCTTGATGTCTCTACTGATATTACTTGCAACTCTATTTCTAATAATGCTGGTGGTGGTGCAACTTTTCAATTGACCAACACTGGAACTCTCAATCTTGATGGTTCGGTTACCTGCAATCAAATATTCCAATCTGATGTAAACTTTTCGATATTTTCAGACGGTCAGGCACTATTCCAAGATGTGATTCCCCAGGCGGTACACATCCCTCATGGTAGCAAAGTTAACTTTGGTTCATCAACGGCTCCGAATATATGGGCTAGTACCTACGTACAAAATGGGGCTGTCAACGCAGCCTTAAGACTGGATACTGAAATTGGTTTTAATGTAAGGTGGTATGATAGTGTAAACAGTCAATTCGAGGATCAATTATTATGTGCTTACGGCGGGTCAACTAATTTCTATTACCAGGGTGCTGCAAATCCAACACTAGCCATTACAGATGATCTTGATGTGGATGGTACTGTTATAATTGGAAATACCGCCAATACAGGATTTACTGGAGATGTTCGTATTGCACTTGGTGGAAATAGTATCGATAATTATCTAAAAATATTTGGATCATCTGGCGAAACGTATATCAGAAATAATGATAATGACATTGGAAATACTGCTCTTGGCATTAACATCCAAGGACGTACTGGAGTATCCTTGTGGCAAGACACTGGTAATTTAGGTCTCCAGGTTGATTCCAGTTGCGCTGTAAAGCTATACTATCAAACATCAGAAAAACTCAAAACCACAACCGATGGTGTTGAGATTACTGGAACTTTAGATGTTTCTGATACTTTAGATGTAGTTGGCAATACTACTATTGGTGCGCCTGATATAACTAATGCGAGCACTGGAGGTGTTCAAGCTTTCTCATCAGGTCAACTCCGCATCCAGAGAGATGGTGCTGGAGATGCCACTGATAAACGATTCCAGATGTATTATGGTACTTCGGAAACAGCAAGCATTACAGCTGGCGGTGATGCCACATTTGCAGGTGACCTCACACTTACTGATTCTGCCAAAGAACTAACTGCACAAAAAATTAGACCAGTTGATGTTGCAACCTCACTGACAATTGGTGGATCTGGACTTAATTCTATCGTGATGGAGTCCGATGTTGTTGTATTTGATCAGATTGGTTTCGTGGCATTCAGCAGTGCTGGCCTCAATCTGGGAGCTTTTGGAACAGGAGCTCTTTCAACTAGTAGCACTGCTACGGGAACAAATGGAATCTTCAGAAGATACGAAGAAGGAACATGGACTACCACAGTTACTACGAATTCCAATTTATCCGCTGCTTCTTTTGTTGAGGGGTACTATACAAGGATTGGACAATTAGTTTACATTGAAGGCGAAGTATCATACACCAACACTGGTAATAATACAGAGTTAGGGTTTACCGTGACTCCCCCTTTCGATATGGCAACTGATGGTGATAAGGGATCAGTATTCTGTGGATCATCTTATTGGTCTGCATCCAGGGGATTTGGTGGTGTTGTTGACAATACTTCTGCCAATGATAACGAAATATTTGTAATGCTCCATCAAGCACAAAATGATACTGGAAGCACTGGAGTCTGCAGATTCAGTTTAACGTATCATGCCGCTTGATAAATACTGTTGACATGATATATTAACTATGGATACATCAAAAATGCGAGAGGAATTCCTATCCCAACTGAAAGACTACGAGTTCAAAATCAAAAGAGGCGAGGAAGAAATCGCTAAATTGAAAGAGTACAAGTTAAAACTTGAGGGTGGGTTAGAAACATTAGATCTACTAGAGAAGCAAGATGGCAGCGATTCCAGTCAACATACTGATTGATAAGGGAGCAGACTTCGGAGTTACTTTCTTCATCACCAATAAAGATGGCACTCCGCTAAACATGGCGGGGTACACTGGTAGTGCGGTGATGAAAAAAAGTTATCACGCAAGCACTTCAGTTCCTTTCACATTGAGTTTTGTGAATAGAACGACTGGAGAGATTGCTCTTTCTCTAACAGATACAGAAACTCTAGCACTCGATGGAAGACGTTATGTCTATGATATTGTTCTAGAAGATCCTAATGGATACAAGACAAGAGTGATCATGGGTAATGCTGAAGTAAGCCCAGGAGTTTCCTGATGGCACAGTATAACGTTAGGATTGGAGATAGTTCTTATAGAGTAGGTAAGCAGTTACCACCCCAATATGGAATTGATGTAAACTACCAGATTCCATCAAAGTCGGTACAATATTCAAACTTACTTATTGACAGTATTGCTTCGCAGTTTGACGGTGTTCAAGACACTTTCAATATTACAATAAACGGAGAAGCATACACCCCTCTTAACGAAGAGCAAGTTTCTATCTCTATTAATAATGTTATCCTTGAACCTAGAGTTGATTATGTAGTATCCAACGATCAGATTGTATTCAATACTCCACCAGCAGGTGGTGCTACTTTCTTTGGCGTAGCTTTTGCAACAACTGCTGATCTAACACGTACTCTTAATTATGTAATTGATAGTGGATCTTTCCCAATGGCTAATGGTCCAAAAGGACACATGACCATTGACGTTACTGGTGTTATCGAGTCGTGGACAGTCATTGCTGACAGTGAGGGACTCCTAGAAGTTGACATTCAAAAGTGTAGCTTTGAAGACTTCCCTAATTTCACATCTATTTGTGGTACGGAAAGACCTCATCTAGGTGTGATAAATAGTAGTGTTCAAAGAAAGAATAAGGACGACAATCTTTCTACTTGGGATACTACGGTAAATGCTGGTGATGTTTTCCAATTTGAGGTCGTCTATTCAAATAACATTTCCAGATTTGTCGTTTCTCTGAAACTCAAATTATAAATCATACTCATTATAAATAAAAATAAACTCGCACGAAAAAAGTAGAGGAGAGTCTCAATGGCATTGCTAGTAACCAACCAAGGTGAAATTGAATCTCTGCGTAATCTTCTGAATGCTAATCAGGCGATTCCCAGAAACTTAATTCTTAAATTATATTCCACCGACACGTATCCTGCAGAAAGCGATACGCCTTCGCAAACAAGATATTTTGAACCCTATAACGGCACCTCACCTTTTGGTATCGGATATGGTTCTGCACCTACCACTGGTTATCATGATGTAAAGAACAACAGAACTGACCAGGACTATAGCTCCCAGTATGGTATCCTCTTGAATGGCAACCGCTGGTCTATTGCAACCGAACCTTCTGCTGTTACTACAGTAAATGGCGATGGCACTACTGGCACATACCTAATCACTGTTGCTTCTAACGCTGGTATCAAGAAAGGTGACTATGTAACTGGTCCCGTAAACACTGTTGGTACTGGAGCATATGTTGTTGACATCGACGGTACGACTCTCAACTTAAGTGTCAAGAACGCAGGTACATTCTCTGCTCAATCTCTATCCTTCGGTGCGGGTAGAACAACTGCTTCTTATCCAGAGCAAACTTTTGAGTTCTCTGGTGCTGCAGGTGATATCTATGGTTACTTCCTTGCTCGCGCAAATAACATGCCTGTTACCCTTGCTGGTGTACAGGATGCTGCTCAAATCACGGCTGCTACTACAGTATCCAAGACTGGTGTTCGTGGAAACCAAGGCACTTCAATTATCACTCTTGCTGCAGTAACTAATACCACTACCATTACTGGTACTGCTGGCGAGTTTGAAATCACTGTTGGTGCTACAACTGGTATTGCAGTTGGTCAAAGAGTAATTGGTACTGGTGTTGCTACTGGCGCAAGAGTTGCTGGTATCGCAGGAACCACTATCTACCTAGACAAAGCTAATAGCGGTGCTGTTAGCGGAAACGGAGACTTCAAGGTTGAAGTTGCTGCAGACCTAGCAAAAGGCATGGCAGTTTCCCAGAGTGGAACCGCTGGTGTTGTTGGTGGTGCTCCTGATGCTATCGATGCAAACACCATCATCATCGGTATCGATAGAGAGACCGAAGATGAAGACGGCACTGTTGATATTTACCTCAACAACCTACTTCTAGAGAACATCGCTCCTGCATCTGGAAACGATGAAGTTGAGTTTGACTTCTCCAAAGTAACCTTCAATGGTCACGGTCTAGTTGTTGGTGACGTAGTTTACATCGATCAGGGTACTACGAATAGCACCACAACTGCTGGAACATACACTGTTCACACAGCAACTGCTAACGAGTTTACTTGCGAACCCGCTCTTGATGGTGGTGGCGCTGGTGCAGCAGGTGTTGCTACTATCTACAACTCAATTTTCTTCGCAGAAAGATTCACAAACGGACCATACAGCATCCAAAACGCTGGTGACCAAATCAAAGTCACTCTGAACGTCAGCCTCGACTGATACACTTCAATTGAATTCTACATCATGCTACAGGGGGGTTGCTTGCGATCCCCCTTTTTATTGCTGTACGCTGTTGTAGATGATATTTTCTTACACTGGTGAAGGGTTTATAGGAAAACTCCGAGGTGCTGACTTCGGGGTCATTTCCTATAGCTACAATCCATCCAGTGTAGATGAACTTGTTTATTATGACTTTGGAACATTAGGAGCAACCCCAACTGCAAGTGCAGATTACGGTGGCATAAACCAAGAGACAGATATTGGTGCCGCTGCACAAGCTGATTGGGGAGATATTCGCCAGGCTCCTGGCAGAACAAGATTCCCATTCGGCGTCGTTAGACTAGCGAGTAGCACGACGTTTAAAGTCAAGAAGACATACGTTGGTACAGGTCAGATCTTCGAGTTCGGTGGAGGACGTTATATCCCACTGATCCCATGGATCGTCACAGGCACTGTATCCATTCGAGGTGCCGCTGCGGCGGCGTTTGGACCAGTATATCGTTCGGAGGGTCTTGGGACCCTCCAAGGCGCTGCCAACGCCGCTTTCTCTACACAATATTTTGGATCAGGATCTATACTTGGAAGATCCTTCACAGGCGAAGCAAAAGCTACGGTCTATCCCGAGCAGCCTGCATATAGTGATGGTTTCCCAATTGATTATGCTTACGACCTATTCACAAATAATCCACGACCAGATCAACCTTGGATCGACACAACTCTTGGAACTACGCTAGAGTCTGGCGGAACAGGAGAAGGTAACACTGGTGGTTTCAATATTGGTTCCCACATTCGCTTTGGCGGAGAGACTGGAGGAACCAATGGATTACGAAGAGTAATGCTCAAAAAAGATCTACGTAATGTAGATCAATTAGAGATTCGTGCCATTAAGGGCAATCGTGAAAATGGAGGAGAAGAACCAGACTTTAACGAAGATCTCCGAATCCAGTTTGCTAGCAACTTTGTAGATTATTTCGGTGATGAATTTGTTGTAATTCCAGAAACATCTACAGATCCAAATCTTCAAACAATCATCATTAATGTTCCTGCGGGAGCACAAGTAGAAGATAGTGAATTTGCTATCAGACAAGCTCAAAGTAGTGGTACAGGCACTTCGTTCGATCACTACGGTCTGGCAAGTATTAGGTATCTGTCAGGACCTAAACCAGTAGACGGAGATACTCGTAAGACACTGTTTAGTATCGGTGGCGAAGTATCTCTTGGTATCATTCTTCGCACGTTTGGTGGAGGATCACTATTCACCTTCGGCACCAAGTATGCCACGAAGACATTTGCGTGGGAAGGATCAGGAAGCCTGTTCTCCATCGCTGGTCTACAAGAAAGAAACGTATACTCTTACAACTCTTCCAGCACATATCTCTACGAGAAGGAAGATTACCAGAGTGTTGCATCTGCAACAACAGAACCAAATATTGACTATGGTCAGATAATTCCTGACGATGGTGATGATGTATTCCAACCATTCGATTATGGAGATCTAGCGAATGTAGTATCGTTCAGCGATTATCCATTCGGAACTCTACGTCTCAAGAGCGAAACTACTATTGCGTTCCAACCAAATTGGATTGGTTCTGGAACATTGTTTGCATTCAGCAATGCAATTACCAAGGGTCCACAAAACCACTACGGTTCTGGTACTTTCCATCTGGACGGCACAGCAGTTATTGGCATCACTGTTGGTATCTTTGGCGGTGGCAATCTATTTGGATTTGGTGGTGGATCAGAATCCATTCAATATGCTGGAGAAGAGAAACAGGTTCTTCTCGAATTTGGTGGTGTTGCAGCAGAGTCTGCTATCATTCGAGATCCTGTTCAAGGAACATCTCTCTCCTTCGGAAGTAAGGCATCTAATACACGTTTCATCCCACGATTCTTTGGTAATGTTCTCTTCGATATCGAAGGAGGAATTACTGCCGAGAGATCTACATTCTCTGAAGTTGCTAGCGGTAATCTGTTCTCCTTCGTTGGTAAGGAAGAGAGGAGAACATATAGTTACAACACATCTTCTATTGACTTCCTTGTACGTCCTGATTATGGATACATTGCTAATGCAGCGACGGAAGAAGTTGATCATGGTACGTTAGATCTAGTTTACTACCCAGAGACTGGATGGATTAGCACTCCCGATGCTAGACTTGATTATCAGTATATTACTGATGTTGCCACCATCTATCCCTTCGGTATTCTACCTCTCACCAGTAATACTGAAATTGCATTCCAGCCCAACTGGGTTGGTTCTGGTACTCTACGAATTACTGGTGAAGTATTCATCTTCTTCCCACCAGTACACGAAGGAGAAGGATCATTCCATATCAGTGGTACAGCAGAAGAGAGATTTGTATCTGACGAATCCTTCCAGACTCTATTCGAGTTCAATGGATTTGCAGCAGACTCTACTTCTGTCAGAGAAATCTTTGACATTGAACTGCACATTGCTGGTGCCGCAGAAGAAAGCTTCATCGCAAATCCACCAGAGAGACCAGTTCTCTTCACTTTTGTTGGCGATACGATCACATCGTTCATTCCTCGCTACAACGGATTTGTACACATCGATATCGATGGTGGTTTGGTTGCCGAGAGATCTACATTCTCCGAAGTTGTCGAAGGCAATCTATTCTCCTTTGTCAGCAAAGAAGAGAGAAGAACATATCATTACAATACATCTTCGATCAATCTATTCGAGACTCCAGATTACGGATACATCTCGCAGGTTGCTACACATACCGAAGATCATGGATACCTCGAAACTGTTTACTATCCAGAGACTGGATGGATCAGCCTACAGGATACCTTACTCGATTACGAGTATATCACTGGTCATGCTACAGACTACCCATTTGGTATCTTCCCACTCAAGGGCGAAGCACAAACTCCAAGAACAAGAGACTATATTGGTTCTGGAGATCTATTTACATTTGGCGATGTATTTGTATTCGTTCCCCCCGTCTTCAGTGGAGAGGGAACGTTCACAATCGGTGGTACGGCGGAAGAGAGATTCATCTCCAACGAAGTATTCCAAACTCTATTCGAGTTCAACGGAGAGGTTGCAGATTCTACGTCTGTCAGAGAAATCTTCGATGTACATCTGGAAATCTTCGGTGCGGCAGAAGAAAGCTTTATTGGCAATCCACCAGAAGAACAGATTCTGTTTACCACCAGAGGTATTGCAGTTACATCGTTCATTCCAAGATACAACGGTTCGGTCGAGATCGATATCGATGGTGGTCTTGTTGCAGAGAAAGCAACCTTCTCCGAAGTTGTTGACGGCAATCTCTTCTCCTTCATTGGTAAGGAAGAGAGAAGAGTCTACTCTTACAACAACTCCTCGATCGACTTCTTCGATACACCTGACCTCGGATCTGTTGCTTCTGCTCCTGACTCTGGAGCGACTAATGTTGCACAGTATCCAACACAAGATTATGGTTATCTAAACAATGTTTACTATCCCGAGACGGGATGGATCAGTCTGCAAGACGAGCTTATCGACTGGCAGTCGATTACCGAGCACACTACAAATTATCCATTCGGTCTATTCAAGATCGTATCTGGATCCGATCAAGATGTTGTTCCTGTTATCAGAATCAACTACTTTGGTTCTGGTTCTCTCTTCACGATTGGAGATGCAGAAATTGCTCTGCCAAACAAATTTACCAGTTTTGGCGAACCTATCATTGTCTATGGCGAAGCTGCCGAAAGATTCATTGCGAATCCACCAGACAAACAGGTTCTATTCGATATCACTGGTCAGGTTTCCGAACCTATCCTCACGTTCGCAGAACAACCATTCGGAACTATCAGTATTAGTGGTTTCGTTAACCATGCGTTCACAGGTGCTATCAATCCTGGTGGTGTTATTAGCATCGATGTTGAAGCTGCGACTGCTTATACTCCAAACTTCAGTGGTTCTGGATCTATCTTCTCCAACGGAGTCCTTGGCGAAGCACTCGTCAAGACATTCCCAGAAGACGTTGTACCTGCACTGGGTGATATCCGAGAAACTCTCTTCAATGTTTCTGGTTCTGCAACACTCAAGTCCACATCATCCGAGACTGGTCTTGCACTCATCAAGCTATCTGGCGATGCAGTACCAGTTGCTACATTCGACGAAGTATTCTTTACCACAGCGAATATCTTTGGCGAAGGTCAAGACAGATTTATTCCTTCTTACACTGGCGAAGGATTTATCTCTACTCTATCGGGCGCAGCAGAAGCGTTTGCTGCAAGTCCAGATGATCTCCAAGTTCTCTTCGACATTACTGGTAATGCCGATAAGAGATTTGTATTTGCTGCTCCACCAACCACTGGAGATATTTCTATCCTTGGTGGTATTCCAAGACCAGCAACTCTGGTATTTGCAGAATCTGGATTTGGTTCAGTCTCTATTCTTGGCGAAGTTTCCGAAAGATTTGTACCAAACTTCAATGGTTCTGGTACAATCTTCGCCGCTGGTATTTCTGGAGAGGCAATCACTGTCGATCTGCCAGCATTCACCAGAGCACATCTACAGATTTCTGGTTCCGCAGCAGAAGCATTCGTCCTCAACCCACCAGATATCACAACAAACGTCAAGTTTGGTGGAGATGTCATATCCAGTATTGCTCGCCTCACGTTTGCAGAGCAACCAACTGTTCTTGCACAAATCTCTGGTCAAGTTGGCGAGAGTTATCTACCAAACAATGTTGGTTCTGGTTCTATTGCTTCTCGCGGTATTGGTGGAGAAGCTGTTTCCAGAAAACTACCTGCATTCCAGGCAGATGTGTTTGTTTCTGGACTTGCTGGTCAGAGCACGACAGTCAGAGAACAGTTCTTTGGATCTCTATTTACATTCAGAGGGTCCTCTGCTCCAGAACTTCTCACGTTCGCAGAACAACCAGAAGTACAAATTGCTATCTCTGGAACTGCAACCGAGAGATTTATCCCAGATTATGTTGGCGATATTCTCATTGGAACCTTCAGTGGTGCGGCAGAGTCTGTCACCATCAATCCAATCGAAAGAGAACTTCTCTTCACTGTTCGCGGTGGTATTACTTCTGTCAAGGCTACCAAGTCCGAAGTCAAGACAGTCAATGCTTCTATCTTCAGCGAAACTGTCGTACCTCTTATCACGAAGAGTTACATTGGATCTGGAACATTACATCTTTCTGGAGAATCTGTTGCGAGGTTCACTGCCACAGAAGTTGGTACTGGATTCATTTCAACTCTATCTGGCGCAGCAGAGTCGGCAACCTTCAATCCAGCAGAAGACACCGCTCTATTCGAGTTCAGTGGAATTTCAACAATCAGATCCGCTGTATCCGAAGTCAAGTTTGTTAGAACATCTGTCTTTAACGAGCCAGTTAAAGTATATGTTATCAAGAACTTCTCTGGCGAGGGAACTCTCAATGTATCTGGAGATGGAATCATCAAGATTTCTCTCTTGCACATTGGTTCTGGATCTATCTCTACTCTATCGGGCGCAGCAGAAGCAATCACTGCAAGCCCAACAGAAGATACAGCACTGTTTGATCTCACTGGTATTGCTGATGTTCGCAAGATCAATGTTTATGGATATTATGGCGATGACGCAGATCCAGGAACTTCTGGTTCTCTATTCGCGGTTGGCGGTGCAGCAGAATCCAGAGCAATCGTCAATACCACAGAAGGAATCTTCAATATCAGTGGTGCTGCTGCAGAAGCATTTGCAGTTCCATTTGCAGGATTTGGAAATCTGTTCGGTCTGGTATCGAAAGAAGAGAGAAGAACATTCGCTCATCAGACTACAGGAGCATTTATTGTTTCTGGTCAAGTCGAAGACGTTCATGTCAGAGACTACGAGGGATCTGGAAGTCTCTTCTCCTTCATCGATGCGGAAGAATCCTTCACCAAGCTTGTTCCAGCAAAGACAACTATTCTCACTATTACTGGAGAAGCAGTTGTCAAGATTTCTGCAAAACACTTCGGTTCTGGAGATCTATACCTCTTCGACAGTGCTGCAGAAGCAAGAACAATTCCAGTTACTGCAGGTATCTTTGGAGAATTCTTTGGCGTTGCAAGGAGAAAGGT